GGCGCTCGGCGGCGTCGAGCCGGAGGCGTTCGGACTCGGACGGGAGGCGCCAGCCCGTCAGGATCGAGCGCTCCGCCTCGCGCTTCAGCACGGCACGCATGTCGGGCACACCATCCGGCATGTCACCGCCGAGCCATGGTTGCGTCTGGCAGCGACAGCGCGGGTGCCGCGGGGGAGCGGTGAGATCGGGGCCCGGCCACACCGCGAGAGGTTTCGACGCGAAGGTCTTGGATGCGTCGAACACGCCATCCACCGAGGTCTCACCGGCCAAGCCGAGACAATGGGCGCACGCGTCTCTTTCCGTCACCCAGATCCGTTCGGCGCCGAGTTCGTCGGCGACCGCGGTCACGCCGTCGTTCGCGGCCCGGTTGGTCACCCACGATGCGGCCTGTTCGGCGGTGTTGGCCGCGCGGTTGGCATGCCCGTAGGCGGTCACCACGTCGGTGTAGGAGGCGTCGTCCGGGAGACGTTCGAATGCCCGATCCGCGTCGGCCAGGTGGCCAGCGATGTTGTCGTCCAGCTCGGCGAGCGCTGCCTGCACGTCGTCGGAAAGGGTGTCGTTTAGCGCGCTGTCGAGGTCGACGGGCGTGACGATCACACGGGCAGCCTGCTCAGCGCCGAGGTCACGAGCCTGCACGGCGAACCGGGCCAGCGGAGCGGCGACGTCTGGCCGGATCGCGCGAAGCTCGCCGCGGACCTCGCCGACGTACCGCACCAGCCCGACCGGGTTCGCGCGCTTCGACGTTGACCCGAATGCGGTCACCCACCGGCGGGTCAGGAACCGCAGCAGCGCTGAGACCGCAGACCGCAACGGGCCCGCTGACGCGGTCTGTGCCGCCTCCTCGAGCGCGTACAGCGTGGCCGCGTGCTCCGCGATCTGCTTCAGCGCGCGGTCCCCGCCCACCGGGCCCGTCACGCTGCGGCCTTGTCGCGGCCAGCCAACTGGGGTGCGACCTCCAGCACAGCGGCGATCAGTTCCCTCACCTGCTCAGCCGGGATCAGCTCGAACGCCGTGACGCCGGCGAACGCCTGCAGGACCTCGCCGATCTGGCGCAGCAGCTCCAGGCGCGCGGGCAGATCTGACTCCCCTTCGCCGAGCCACGCCGTGATCTGCTCGTCGGTGTAGCCAGCCTCGGAGAACGCCTGCCGTGCCGGGACCCCGGCCTTGATCTGCAGGAGCAGCGTCTCCCAGCCCTCCTTGCCGGACACGTGCTGCACCGGCGCCCAGGACACGGTGACCGGGACGCGGCCGAAGCCAGCGACCTTGAGCGCGAACTGCCACAGCTCCCGCCACGTGGCCCCGTAGGAGAGGGTGCGGTTGCGGCACTTTTTCGTGAATGGCCCGTCGTACTGCGTCTGGCTCGCTCCGGACGGCAGCTGTCCGGACGCGAAGTCGAAGAGCCTCACCGGCGTCTCGGCGGCCTGGGCGCCCATTCGCAGGTACTGCAGCATCGGCTTCATGAACACGTCCGGGTCGGCTTCCGGGAAGGTGCCGGCCTGCCGGACTCCACGCATGAACCACAGTCCGCCGGGGTCGCTGGTGAACTGCGACATGGCTTCGCCCGACTGGTTTCGCGTCGCACCAGTCGTCGGCTCGGCGAACGAGAACTCATCCTCGTCGCCTGCTGCTGCCTCGCTGGTGTCGCTGCCCTCTGCTGTGAGCGCGAACCGCTGGGGGAAGCCTTGGTAGTCGACCGTCGCCATGTGGGTGACGATCAGCTTCCGCAGGATCTGCTGGGTGCCATAGAACGGCTCGTGATCGGGGGTGCCGTACGGGCCGACGTCGGTGCGAAAGTGGAAGACCGGGACCTCGTCGTACGGGTTGTCGTACGGCCACTCGTCATCGTCCTCATCGGTGTACAGGACGAAGTCCGCCATGGTCGGATGCTCGACACCGGCCCTGGTGATGTACTTCTCCAAGCGGTCCCGGTACAGCAGATCGACGCGCCACCGCTTGCCGGACAGCATCCACTTCTTGATCGCGAACCGCTTGCGGCGTTCGTTCTCCGGGTCGTAGAGGATCCGCACACACAGTGGCGAGTTGTAGGTGATCTCGACCGACTCGTGACTCTCGACGTCGATCGAGTCGCGAGTCTCTTCGGGCAGGTCAATGGCCTCGTCGTCCGGACGCTGACCCTCCGGGTCGTCCTCGTCGTCGTCCTTCGCGGCCGGCCACACGATGACGAACGCGTCGCCGTACTCGCCGCCGCGGAGGTGGATGTTCGGGGCGCCGAGGTCGAGCTGGTTGTCCTGCCACTGTCGCTCGACCCATGCGGTCGCGTCGGGGTTCTTCGGGCAGGTGATGGAAGAGATCTCCAGCCGGTTCGCCACCGCAGTGACAGGGACCCGCGCGAAGTTGACCTTGTAGTCGACGCCCGTTCGCTCGATCGCCCGGCGAAGCCGCACCGAGGCGAACACCTCGGGCACGTCATCGTTGAAGTAGTCCTCCGCCTTTCGGTATCCGGGCGCGGCCTTCTTGAGCTCCTCGAGTCCTTCCTCAAGGTCGGGGTTCGTCGCGCGCATGCCTTCGATCTGGGCGACGAGCGCGTCGACGGACTCGGTGAGCATGGGTGCGTTCACGCGGGCCTCCCGGATGGACTGCGTCAAGAGTAACCGCTGACCGAAGTATGTTCGGTGTTGAGCACTCAGTGCCGCAGAATCGTCGGTCCAAGGGTGTCAGGACGCCAAGTCTTCATCGTCCATGCCCGGCCGGATGAACTCGATGCTCGACGCCTCGCGCTTCTTCAGGAACATGTCGACACCGGTCCCAATGGCATCGACGACATCGTCGTGTGGTGCCTTCGGGAAGCCGACGAGCTGCTCCTCAGCTACCGGGATGCGTTTCACGTGCGTCACAAACGGCAGCTGGTCGATCGGGCCCGGCGATTTGCCCGGCAACCGCTTCGGCCGGGTCTGATACTTCGCCAGCAATCGCGCGGCCCGGACCTCCTTCGGCTCGTGCTGGTGCACGGTCTTCACCTTCACCGGCATGTTGTGCAGCACGCTGTTCTCCCAGGCCTCGCCACCCTGGTTGACCTCGACGATGACCCCACGGATCTGCGGGTACAGCTCCAGGATCGCGAGAACCCGGTTCCGCAACTGCGCACCAGGCGGCACGCGGATCGCCCACGCGTCTAGTACCGAGCACCGCTTGTGAAACGACGAGTAGGCGACCACCGCCAGCGCGGTGAAGTCCGATGTCTTCTTCGACGTGACCGCGGGGTCGATCGTGAGGATCATCGCGGTGAGCGCGGGCAGTTCGGTGACGACGATGTCCTGCTGGTTCCAGTAGTCGCCGTCGCGGGCCATCGGGTTGTTGTCGTAGTTGAGCTTGTACGAGCGGGTGTGCTCGATGCTCAGCAGGAACTCAAGCGGCCACTTCTCCGGCCACAACGAGCGACGCTCGCCCGTTTCCTCGTCGGTGATGATCGCCCGGTAGTAGTGCACGCGGAAGTTCTCGTCCGCGACCCACGCTGCTTGCTCCTCGCCTGGCATGCTGACGGTCTTCACGAGGTCGTGCACGATGCTGCCCGGCATCGTCACCGTGCCGGCGAGCACGACGCGGGCCCGGATGTTCAAGGGCAGGATGGCGTTCTGCAGCGTCGCGAGCCGCTTGTCCTTCTGGTACGCCGAGTAGTTCGACTCGTCCGGCTCGATGTCGTCCAGGATCAGCAGGTCCGGGCGGCGTTTGCCGACCTTCATGCCGAGCGCCTTGGCGTCGATGCCCTTCGCCGCGAACACGAACCCGCTTGCCGTGATCAGCATCGACTGCGTGTCCGCCTCGGTGACGCCCGACGGCCGGCGGCCCGGGCGGCAGAGGTCGGGGAAGTCCTGCCGAAGCAGCAGGTTGTTGTCGAGTTCCTGCTTGAACGACAGCAGGTGCAGCTCGGCCTGCTTGCCGGCATCCGCGAAGGCGCCGATGAACTTCCGGTGCCCCATGCTGGCTGCCCAGAGCGGCAGGATCAGGAACAACCACGTACTCTTTCCCGCCTCGCGAGGGCAAACAAACGCGTCCCGGTCCGCGCGCGGCTCGGTCGATGGCAGTGCCCAGCGTTTCGCCTGCTCCGCGAGCTGGACGTGGAACTCGGACAGCGTGATCTGCGCGCCCTCCTCGTCCCCACGCAGGTGATGCGGGAGATATAGCAAGGCGTAGAGCAGCGGCTCATATCTGCACAGTTCGACCCGGCACTCGGGGATGGCGAGCATCTCCGGGTCGAACTGCAGCAGGTACTCGTCGAGCGAGAAGCCCTCGGTCGCCATGGTGGTCCTTCCGCAGGCGAGGGCACGGCAGGGCTACGCCTCAGGGGTGTCGCTTCTGGCCGTGGCGAGCAGGTCGGCGACCTCCCGGTAGAACTCGCCCTGCTGCCGGACCTGCGCGACCAGGGCGTGGCCGATACCGACCAGTGCCGCGGTCACGCGCTCTCTGTCGTCGATGCACGTCTTGCAGGCCTGGAGGAGGTTCATCTCCGCGTCGGCAAGGCACTCGTCGGCGGTGCGGGGACGTTGCGGTGGCCCGAGTCGTATGGGACCGCCGCTCTCCGGTGCGGTCACGCGAGGCCTCCGGTCACGACGAGCGCCGTGATCGCAGCGGCGATCAGCACGACAGCGCCGACGTTCAGCACGCGACCGGGCGACGGGTCGACGACCTTCGCAAGGCCCCAGCACGCTGCCGCGACGAGCCCCAGAAGCAGGACGAGGCCGTTCACTTGGAGTGCACCCACTTGCCCGCGCCGTCGCCCTCCGCGCGGGAGGTCACCCACAGTTCGGCGCCTGCCCCGCCGTCGAGGAAGACCTTCAGGTTCGCGGAGGCGCCGAAGTCCCGGAGGATCATCGCCGGGTACTCCTCACCGGCCTGTGGGGTGTTGCGGTTCTGCTGGGCGCTGCTGTCGAGGCGGGGGACGATTCGGTCGGCTCGCTCGGCGTCCTGCTCGCTGAGCGTGTAGAGCACCATCTGGCCGAGCCTGCTGGTGTTGGACATTGCGCACCCTTCGGTCGTTGGCGAAGATTCTCCGGCTCAACCCCGCGAGCCCTGTGAAGAATCAACGGTTCAGCGACCATTGTGCGGGAGAATCTTCGGTCAAGCGACCATCACGCCGAAGGTGCCTGCTCCTCCAGCTTCCGCCGAAGCACCTCCGCCTGCTGACGCGCTCGCTCGATCATCGACAACGCCTCAGCCGGCACCGGCACCTCGGACGCATCGACATCCACCTTCACCGGCGCGTCCAAACCCTCCAGCCGGGCCCGTCGCTCCTGCACCTTCAAGAACCGATCCGTGCAGGCCAGCGTCACCGCGATGTCCTCCACCGGCTCGCCCGCGATCGTGAGCACCTGGCCCTTCTCGATCACGTAGTGCGGTTTGCTCATCATGTCCAGCAGCCGTCGCGAAATGCCCTCCAAGCGCTCCCGCTCGAGCACCCGGTACTGCTCGCGGTACGGCGAGACGGTGGTCTCGATCTCGTCCGTGATCCGCTTGTGCACGGTGCCGACCGACAGACCGGTGAGCGCCGCGATTTCCCGGATGGTGTGGTGGCGTAGCCGCAGCTCGTAGCAGGTGCGCTGCTGTTCGGCGAGGTCGACGTTCGTGAGTTTGGCCGGGTAGACGTAGCGCTCGACCGCGGCCGACGGCTCGGGTGTGGTGTCGGGTGCCGTCATGTTCAGCTCCTACCGTTCGCGTCGACCAGTGCGTCCCCTGATCGAGTATGCGTGGCAGCTGCGGCTGGCCGAACCATTCGGCTTCTGGACGGTGTGGCCGACAAGGGCTGAGCGGAGGTCGCGGAGCACGCGCTTGAAGCTGCGAGCTCCGCGACCGAACGGTCAGGGTGCGCTGACCAGGAAGTTGTCCCACTTCGTGGTGACTGGGCCCGCCAGGCGGGCGATGCCCGCGTTCTGGCCCGTCGTGAGAGTCGAGTCGGTCACCTGCGCGACCTGGTTGTCCACCGCTGGTGTGGTGTTGAAGTAGACGGTGAGCTGGCTGCCGTCGACCTTGAACTTCACGCGGATCGCCTGCCCGGCGACGAGGCCGTTGACCTGCCAGCCCGAGCCTGCGACCTGGGTGAAGCTGCCGGTGCCGTTGCGGTAGTAGATCGCGCCGGTCGCGGTGCCGCTGTTGTCCCAGTTGACGTCGGCGTAGTAGCAGTGGTCGGCGTCGGTGAGACGAGCGACGAGGCCGAACTCGCGCTGTTCCCACACGGTGTCGGCCTGCGGGACGTGATCGTTGCTGCCGGTCGGCAGCCACGCCGGGTTCCACAGGGTGCCGGTGTTGGTGTCGACGGCCTGGTTGGACTGGATCTCCCACGTGCCTGCGGCGTCGCCGAGCCATGGGCCGCCGACCTGGGCGGTACCGAGGTCACCGGAGTTCGTGCGGTTGAAGTCATCCTCGGGCAGGCCACCCACGCCGGACGGGGTGACCTCGTTCGACGCCGCGGACTCGGCCGAGGTACCCATCGTGTTGGTGGCCTTGACCTTGAACGTGTACGGGGTGCCGGCGGTCAGGCCGCTGACGGTGATCGGGGACGCCGTGCCGGTGGAGGTGACGCCGCCTGGCGTGCTGGTGACCGTGTAGCTGGTCGCTGGGTCGCCGCCCGCGCCGGGGGTGAATGTGACCGAGGCCGACTCAACACCGGCGGTCGCGACTCCGATCGTGGGGGTGTTCGGTGCGGCGTTGGTCGGGACGTGTCCGAGGGTGCGGCTGGCGTCGGCGTGGCTGAAGCCGTAGATGGTCAGCGGGCTGTCCGTACCGTTGGGTCCGCGGACGTAAAGGGTGCTGCCGCCACCGGTGGGGCTCACGCCGATACCGGTCGGGCTGAGGGGCTCGGAGT